GTGCGCTGTAGTTCCTTGTAGGTCGGCATGAGGGGGTTCACCTCGTTTTTCCACTGGTCTTTCGAGCCTTGCACGAGGTCAACCAGTTTGCCGTTCATCAACTCTTCATGCACCTTCTCCAGCATCTGCCAACAGAGGGCAGCGGCGTGAAGCTGTGGCTCCAGCCATTCCTCGAAGTCGGTGCCTGTGCGCATTTCCACGCGCTTCTTCAGGATGCGCTCGTAATAGGTTACTTTCTTGTTCATCTTTTCGGGAAATTTATCTTTAGTCCAAGGCTGTGCTCGTAGGGCTGTCGCCATGTGATGTATCGGTCGAGGGGAATCTTGAAGACGTGATGCACACTGGCATTATACCATGCCTCCCAGATACCGCCGTCGCATGACCGCTGCCACGGGTGTTTCGGGTCGGTCTTCCGTCGCTCCACGGCGTTCACCTTCATGCCGCGTCCCGTGATGGGGTCGCCCGTGGCACAGCAGACGTGGGTATATTTACCCTCGCACTGCGCATCGGGAATCTTGCCCAGCAGCGGGCAGTCGATACATCGTGGCGGTTGCTCAGGGGTCAGCCGCTTATAGTTCTTTTTGAGGTTCGCCATAGTCTGGAAAATTTTTCGTTCATTTAAGTGGGGGAAAGCCTGTCATGTGGGTTTCGTCTCTTGCGTTGTGGAATCCTGCCGTGTCACACCTGTTCTGTGTTGGTAGAAAAACCAAACTTTCAAAATTTAGTCTATCAACGGAAGGTTAGGCAAGTGGATTTCGGAATCAAATGCCTCTGAACTAAATGACCCCTATATGGGTGTTTCGAGGCGGTCGTCATCAGATGGATTCCAGTTCGGATCGTTGGCTTCAAGGAACCTTCGACGCGCCCTGGCCTTGTTCTCTGCTACCTTCTCCTTTCGATGCGAGTGCATCTCTTGGTGCGTCTTGATGTGGCAGGGGATGCACAGCAGCTCGATGTTGTTGACGTCGTATGCCAACCGCTCCATTTCCTGCTCAGTCTTTGCCGACTCAACGGGAATCTTATGATGACAATCCACGCCTGGGGTGATGTACCCTTCCTTCAGGCACATCTCGCACAGTCCGTTGGTACGTCGGAACACAGCAGCACGCAGCAGCTTCCACTGCTTGTCGTTCAGCAGCTTTTGGTATCGTTTATCCCGGCTCATCGGTTCAGTATATTTGGTGGTGTCTCATGCTGGCGGTGTTCGCCTTCCCAGTCTTGTGTGGGCAGGTCGGGCTTGTCGTTCAGCTCGTCGAAGAATGTCCTGCGGTCCATTGCATAGCTGTCTACTGTCCGCTTCTGTTTGGCTTTGGTGCGGTTGCCGTACGCGTACTCGCCTCCGCTGTTTGTGTATTCGCCAAACTGCGGTCCCTCGCTGGCAAGGTCTGCCTCTGCTATCAGACGTTGTTGTTCCTCGAGCATTGTAAGAAGGATCTCGACAATGCCATCGCAATTCATGTCGGACATGACTTGCCGAAGCCTGCGGTATATACCAGGGACAGTTGCTTTGATGACTTGCTCCAGTATGTCATCCACACACTCGGTCTGCCTTGCACTCTCGAAGAATGGTTTGTCTATCAGGACGGCACCGGTGCCTCGATGTTCCTTTTGCTGAAGGATGAGCACGCATTGTTCGACATCAACTTCCGAACGGTCAGCAATATTGAAAGCCTTCTGCCAGGTGAAGTCATTGTCCATCATAGCCATTAGTTTCTGTATGCGCGGGTCGAGTTCATGCAATGGTGCTGCTGCACGGATGATGGTGTATGTGAACCATTGTAGCAGATGATATACGTCCACTTGCATGGCGTTGCAACAGGCATCCAGGACCTCGGCCATTGCGGGGTCTATCTTGGTTGCAAGGACTTGGAAGCTGTCTTCATTTTTCTGTGCCATGATTAGTTAGGTTATTCGGTTATTGATTAGTCGCAGAACAACGTCTGCTATGTCGGCCTTTTCGCCGTCGCTGGGCATCCACCATTCGCGGACGGCTGTGGTATTGATGCTGATTGATCGGTATTGTAGCTCGTTGGCTTTTTTGCACCAGCGGCTCACACCGTCGCGGTCAGGGTATAGAACAATGTCACGCTTGGCTTCAATGATACCGCGCAGCCTGTCGCGATTTAGGTTTTGCATTCCGCAGCAAGCCATCCATATCTGGTCGGCATTGTTGCCATAGACAGCTGCCATGATGATTGCGGTCTTTTCCGACTCCACTATATTGACCTTGGCCGCCGGCCATGCATTCAGCAAATGTTGCCCGAACATGCAGTAACTGGCAGACTCTTTGTTTTGGTCGAAGCGGTTGTGGTTGACCTCATACCGCATTCGTGCATGGAGCCATGTCTGGTTATAGTTGGTGGTCTTGTCACGATGTCCGTCAGTCTTATATTTCATTAAGTGGCAGTTGTGCAAGATGTTATTCTCGTCCAGCAGCCACCACATTGTCCATTCATGATGACTGATCTCGTGGGTGAACTGATCCTCGGTATCGAATGCTGTGTGCCCGACATGATAATCCAGCAACACCTTCTCCAGCCGATGTCGCTCGTGTTCCTGCCAGGGCAATGAGCGCAACCACGCAACCAGGTTGTCGTTGGTCAGGTTGGTGTAATACCCTATCCATTCGGTCGGCCATGTGCGTGCCGGCAGTCCTTCCGGTATTGTAATCATGTCTCTTGGTTTAGCTGGTTTTACGTTCTTGAATTTCTCGCGGTCGGGATCGTCTATGTCGATGCCGTACTTTTGTGCCAGATAGCGCAGCGCGTCAGGGTAGGAGAGCTTGGCATAATCCATCAGGAAATCGACAGGACCGCCTCCGGCTTCGCAGCTGAAACACTTGTAACAGTTCTTGGCCGGATGCACAACGAAGCTGCCCATATTGCGGTCGTCATGGAATGGACATAGGCATTGGTAGTTCTTGCCTACCTTTTTGAGCGTTACGAAGTCGCTCATCACGTCCACGATGTCAGCGGCCTCCTTGATTTGCTGTTCTTTATATTTTTCAATCATTTTGTTGCTCTCCTTTTATATATCTATGAATAGCCGAGCGCACGCATGCACGCGCGATAGACCGCGAACGTGGGTAACCAACCCTCTCTGCCCGCGCCCATATCAGCGCAGGGCAGTGGGTTTGTTGCCCCGTGCGGGCATAGGCTTTCCCTTTTGGGCAAGTTACCCTCTATATACCCCTATATAGGGGGTATATAGGCAAGTTGGGTAAGTTACCCTCAGAACGGAACGTCTTCGGTTGGTGCTCCAAACGGGGTGTCATCAGGAAATTCCTCGGGGTTAAGTATATATTTAATATGCGTCTGACCTTTGGCCCTTGTCTCTTTTGGCTGCTCAATGATGAACCTGCGATTGATTGCTATACGAAGATTGTCCAATAGGGCAGGGTTGCTTGTTACGCCTCCGCGATTCTTGAAGATTGTCTTTATTTTCTCCTTAGTCGCAGGCCACTCGATGTCAAACCTTCCTACTCTCAGCCATTCCTTGATGTTGTCCGGTGTGTCATTTAGTTTGGGCTCGTTGTTGAGCTGCTCAGGAACACCCCAACCGCCAACAGGCAGGACTCTGAACTTCCAGTCGGGAATGTCACGGCCACGGGCTTTCATTTGATGGACGTTGAAGGTGGCCTCGCCGGTGGTATCGTTCTTGTCTTTCTTCGTAACAAATATATCCGTCACCTTACGCTCCAGCATACTGCCTAAGTGTCCTACCAATTTGTCGGCTCCGGGGTTCTGGTGTACCAGACACCACAGCGATATGCCGTAGTGCGATGCTGCTTGCATGCACTTGTATATCAGTTCCTGACACTCGCTGTTGCTGTTGAAGTCCTCGACCACGTCCAGCAGTCCGTCGATGAATGCAACGGTAGGTTTGTACTGGTATATGGCTTTAAGCGTGAGTCGCCAGCGCATTTTCGCGGCTGATACTTTGTCGGTCTTGCTGGTAGCCTCGCGCAACATCAGGACAATGAAGTCGTCGTAATTTTCGCCTACCGTCCTGTTGGTCATTGTCAGCACGCGGTTCTTCATTGCGATGGTGTTGCTTTCCTCCATCTCAGTATCTATATACAGGACGGTAGGGTTGGGCTGATCTTCGCCCAGCTCGTATTTGAGCCCGCCAAAGTCACCTCCCAGGACAGCGGCAATCATTTGGGCAATGGTCATTGTCTTACCATTACCAGCTTGACCTGTGATTGCCTGAATACCGCCGAGTGGCGCAAACCCTATGCCGTTCCAGCTCAACAGGAACTTTGGTGGGGTGTATGGCTTAGCGAAGTCCAGTCTGTACGGCTCAACGTCCTCTCCAAACCATAGGTCATTCGGCAGGAAGTCGGGTATCTGTTCGGATTCCGTTGTTGGTGGCAATATGTCTAAGTCTTTCCTTGGCTCGTTCTCGATCATTGTTCTCTTGCTCCTCTCTTAGTTCCTTCATTAATTCTATAATGCCCCTGCGGGCCTTCTTCTGCTCACCCTTGGTGCGGAACACCTCGTCATAGTCAGCAATGGTAGATGCTGTAACTTCCAGGTGCATAGATGTGTCACCCCATGCGTCAAATATCTGCTGTAATCCCAGGTTAATGTTCTTTTGCTCGAGGTCCTCCAGTTCGAGCCCAAAGGCTCGTGGCTCAAGCAGCCTGGTTGCCTCATTCCATGCCTTTGCAATGCGGTCTATCAGGAACTGACCGAACACCTCGTTGCACGCACGGCTTGGTATCTTGTATTCGTCGTGAACAGCGTCAATGGTAAGTTTCAGTATTTGCACCGCCAACGTCAAGCAAGCACCACCGACGTATGCCCACGCAAGCGTGTTGGGGTGCTCGAACTTGTGCTTCTCATATACCAACCGGAATTTGTTCTGCAGACTGGTGACAAGCAATCGCGTATCTGTATATACATTTGCTCCGGTTGCGGTCCAAAAGTCGTAATATTCGCGGTCGGTTATATTCCCGTATATCTTGCGCGTCTTGTCTCCCATGTCAGCAACTCGAAACATCCGGTTTTTATCTGCATAGATCAGTCCACGCTCATACGCATGGAATTGTTCCAGCACTTGTTGGAATTGTCTCTTGACCTGATGCCTATAGTTGGGATGATTACGAATATGGTCATGCGCTTCCAGCACAACCATCCATGCTGCGTTATTAGCAACCCCAGCAGCCACCTTTACTTGCCCAGCTGCCATAGGCATGATCTGTATCCATTTACTTGACATATTGTTGAAGCTCATCACGCATCCATTTAGGTGTTATCTTACTGAAACCACCAAGTGTAAGGAATGCCATCCAGCCAAGGCCTATAAAATTGGTCCAACCGAGCGATTCTTCACCGTGTGATGCGTTAGGACCTCCGTCCAAAATTAAAAGACATGGAAGGCAAATAATTACTGCCAGCATGATTGCCACATTCTTTTTCATACGTTCAAAATTTAGGTTGTTAAAAAAAGCTCGCTCTGTTTTCTGCCTGCGGACTTGCGACCGCCATAGGTAACATTAAGCCTTTTTCACACGCTGGTGACTTGCGTCTCCTCTCGCGTTTCGTGTCCGCCTTTCGCCAGCACTCAAGACTTTGTCTCTATGGTTACGTCAGCGCAACTTCCCACTTTCAGCCTTGGCTGTTGCTGCACCCGGCATTCTTTCTCTCGTGGTACCCTTCTTTAGAACCTGGGGTTTGCGGTATGTTATAACTCGTATAACTTTGTGAGAGGTGCAGGGCTCGAACCTGCGTTGTATGTTTGCTAAATGCGCCAATATTCAGAAGCACACCGCCTACCCATCTCGGCCAACCTCTCTGCCGTTTTAGAATGGCAGTTTCTTTTGCGGATCAACAAACTCAGGTTCTTCCTGCGTTGCTTGCGCTGCTGGAGCAGGTGCTGGTGCAGTCCTGGCTGGCTCCTCAAAGTCGCTGATGGAATAAGCCCGCACACTGTTGAACCAACGTCCATTGTACTCGCGTGCATCTATATCCCAGTTGATGGTCACATTCTGTCCAATCCTTTCGTCAAACGATTCGATGCGACCGTTATGGTCATCAGATACATCTACTGCCAGCTTACGCGGATAGGTAGATACTTCCTGGAGAAGGAACTGGGCAATGCGCCAGTGTCCGTTCTGACCGTCGCCCTCGCGCTCGCTAATTTTCGCTACTAATTGTCCTTTGAATTGCATTTTCTTAATATTTATGTGTTAAATACTTCTACTTCTCGCCATCATATAGCTGTTATAATCTGCTATCACCCGATTGCGCAAGAATAAGTATTTTCCTCGCTTTTCCTTACGTGCTGGGTGAAACAGCCCCTCCTCGTTGAACTTGCGCCGAATCCAGGTGCTGCTCTTCCCGATTTCTTTGCCCGCCTCAGAAGCACTCAGCCACAGGTCGTCCTTCTGTATGTCTTGGGTAATGGGTTCCTCAACGCCGAGAACTTCCCGCAGCTGAGCTGCTTCGCTCGGATGACACTTCAGATATGAGAGGAGTTGCTTGAAATCGCGCTTTGTCATGTTCTTAATACTGATATACTTATTAAATAAGGATAACACTATCAATAAGGACAAAAAAATTAAGGTATCGCAGTAACTGTAACAATAAAACCGTCTCCCTGCTGCTCTATATTAACAGGATACCTGCTAACATCATTGCGTGGGTGATCTCCTTTATACTGGCTTGCAAGGCTCTTTACTGACTTGCATTCAAGTTTTGTCTGGCATGCCACCTTGACTTCGTCTCCAGGCTGCATTTCGCCAAGCACTGCGTATCCGAATACGCTTTTATGGATAAATTTAACCATTATATATAATATTTGTTTAACTTTCTTTGTAAAAGATGGAGAATTTGTTTAACTTTGCCGTTCCTATACATATCGAGTTTGTCAGCGGACTTTCTCTCATGTCAGCAAGGTTTTTAACCTATCCCCATCCTTTCTTTTTCTTGTTTGTTTAACTTCCGAGGGCAAAGATAAGGAAATCCTTAATAACACGCAAATAGTTTTCCAAAAAAAATAACGATTTCGGTATTTTTTTTTGTTTAACCTTAAAAAGATAACGAAAATGTACGCGATAACACCAAAAGAAAGACTCCAACAATATGCAAAGCATGTGTTTGGAAACTACAAAGAGATGGAATTGCATTGCGGTCTTGTTAATGGAGCAATAGGAACTGCTACAGAACTAAGCATGAAAAACCTTGTTAAGGTTCTCGAGTCTTGCCCGGATATAAACCCTGACTGGCTTATACTGGGAACAGGAACGATGCTACGTCCTGCCGAAGTTATTAAACCCGCTGCAACTTCTCCTGCTACTCTTGAACAGCCTGCGGATATTCAGACCTTGACGGTCTCCGATCCGACCCAACCGTACAAAGGAAAGATAAAGGACGGAATGATAGCTGTTCCTGCCAGTTTACTCGCTGCTCTCCAGCAGCAACTCGAAAATAAGGACGCGCAGATAGCAACCCTGTTGCAATTATTGAATTCTAAATAATAAACTAATAAGAAAACGTAATACAACCGGCACAAAGCCATGACCCAAACCTGCCCCCAACACACCAACCCGTGTTACCGATAATAACCGATTTGTCTAACTGCCTACACTTCAATCACATACAACTCCCCCAAAATCCCCGCCGGGGTCACTAAGAGAAAAGGGTAAATGATTGATAATTAAGGAGATGTAAAACAAAGGTGTGTTACCAATCTGTGCATTTTTGTGCATTTATGTGCGATTGTGTTACCGTTAAACAACGAAATGTGTTACTTTTTAACCAATTTAATGCAATGGGAACGAAAAAAGGTAACACACCGATGATTTCTCCTATGAGAATGAGAATGGTGTGTGGCATGACTAATGAGCCGAGAGTTGAGGTAGTGTATGATTGGAAGCATCTGGGCAGCGACGAGCTACAGAGGCCTGCAACAGTGTGGCTGCGAGTTTACTTCTCGCGCACATCGCGTAAATATATAAGTACGGGCGTGCGCGTATTGCCTTCCCAATGGTCGGATGTGTATTGGGTTGTGAACCATCCGTCTTCGCTACAACTTAACCGAATGATCCAGGAGCAAGTTGCGAAAGCCACGAAGATGATCAGCACGGCCATTACTGAGCATGATGATATGCCAGGCACAAAAGCCATGAAAGTGGACAGGTCGGTAGCGTCATTCTTAAACTTCGTGCAAAAACAAATCGGACTGGCAAATATTGAAGAGGCAACGCGCAAGCATCACATGAGCTTCTATGCGCTGCTGTGCGAATATGGCAAGATGCGCAAGTTCGAGCAGGTTACTAAGAACAACATTCTGGCATTTCTGTCCTGGATTGGAGAGCGCGAGGTGAACAAACCGGGGATTGATGGGAAGCTGCACGCAGTCAGGGTTAAGCAATCAACAGTGCATGACCATTGGAAGCGTCTGCGCAAGTACATCCGTATTGCTCAGGGCGACCAGCTGATACCAATGCACGTAACGGCTGGCATTAAGGTGAACCGCGGTGAACAGCCTGAACGAGAGCGTCTGACGGACAAGGAAATGCAGGCATGGCTGACTACACAACAGCCGGTAGCGTATCTGGAAATGGTGAGGCTTAGGTTTATCGTGCAAATGGGGACTGGGCTTTCGTTCAGTGATCTTATGTCCAAGGACTTCATCGGATGCGAGAGAATTGACGGCCAGGTAGTGCTGTCAGACAGACGTGTTAAGACCGGTGAAGGATTCTTCTGTGTGGTCCTGCCGTTTGCAGTCGAGGTGCTGGAGAAGTGGCAGTGGCAGATTCCTCCAATCAGCAACACCGATTACAACAAGTTCCTGGATCGAGTAGCCATTAACTGTGGTATCAACAAGCATATCACCAGCCATGTAGCGCGTCATACATACGCCTGCTATTGTCTGCGTCATGGCGTAAGGATTGAGGCCGTCAAGCGGGCACTTGGACACACGAAATTGGAAACGACGCAAATATATGCACGTCTGGCAGATATGGACGTTCTGGACGCATTCAAAAAAGCCGACATTATATAGTGCCGGCCTTCTTATTGTTCATTTCGTTCATGATCGAGACAAGTTCCTGACGTTCTTCTTCTGAGATTGGCGATTCTGCTTCCATGTCGTCATCGTCGGACTCAAAATACTGAGGGTACATATCAGCGGCAGTCTTGCCGTCATTCTTGCGATATGGATTTGCGTATTTTGCGGTATAGATAACCTGGGCAAGCAGTTGATGTATCGGTCTGTTGCGCTTGCGGTAGCCACGGACGATTCGTCGAGCCTCCCAGAATCTAATCTCGTACAGAAACTCTTTCCGAGGTATTCCTATTTCGCCAACGAGCAATTCGTAGATGTCGCTGGCGATTGGACGTTTTTTCTTTTCTTCCCCCCCTTGGGCTCCTTGTCTTTCGGTTCGCCCTTCGGAATTTCATAGAACTTGGCTCGCATCTCTAACAGGGTGAGAATTGCCAAGTATTTATCGATTGGTGTTGCCTCTTTGATGATGTCGGAATCCTTCAGGGGGAGCTCTTCGTCCTGGTAGTATGCCATCATACAGGCAATAATAGCCATAATAGTGCGCTTATTGTCTATGTCACGCTTCGACTGAAGGCATTCCACAGCATATTCTGCATAATCAAGCATTTCTTCGCCCGACAATTCCTTATATGCGATTTCTGTCGCGAAGCAGTACCCCAGCGTTATTTGCTTGCCACACAATGTAATTTCTTTAGTAATCATGATCTGTCTGTTTAATGATTGATGAAAATGCCACCCGCCAGCTCACCAAACAGAAGCGATGAGACTGACGAGTGACTGAGAGTTATGCGGCAACAGTATAGTCGCCGTAGCCAACAAGCTGTGCGTTATAGTCCGCATTAGCTCTGTTAGGCCCATTCAATGTAAGGGTCTGCAGGATGGCACTACCGCTGACAATAGTGCTCGATGCCGTGCGGTTGTTGTCGCCACTGACATTCGCAATCTTCCACTTCACGGGGGTGCCGTTCTGGTAGATGGTTTCGAGATCAGCCAAGCCCTTAGCACCGACAGCAGAGGTAATGGTCTCGCCACTGCGAACGAGTGCGCCGGTACTGATGTCGTAACTGAGACCCGTCGGTTCCTGTACTTGCCAGTCCCATGCGGTGTCCTTCGTCGTTGCGTCTTCCAACGTCAGGCTGACATGGAGTTGCAACTGACGGGCAGCTGCGATTACAGCACTTGGTGCTGCCGTGTTGTCGCTGCTGAGGAACAGACGGACGTACTGACCCTTGGTGTAAGAGCCAAGAGGTATTGAACCAAATTCGTCTGTGTCAGAACCGTTGGAAATAGGAGAAGTCCCCTGGAACTGCAAAGTCTTGGTGCTATTCTCACGGTTGTTGAAGGCGAAGGTTACATCCGACAAGTAGGCCATTCCTTTGCGTGAGAACGAAGCGTGCACCAGCTCCTGATTGTGGTAGTCTACTGTTGATTCGTCCCACAACAGCATCATTGGCTGCATTGCTTTTACAGTGCTCAATATGGCAGCTGTGTCTTGCACGTTCAGGGAATCGACAGACACCTGCCAAGACTGGCTGGTAACAGTAGGCATTGCAGCAGCACTGTCGATGTCCTTATGGCTTGCGTCGTCAACGTTATTTTGGAGCGTCACCACGCAGTTGGTGGCCATTCCTACAGCTTGAAACCTTTCAGCGGTTGAGTTCCAAATATAAATTCGGAGATTTTGTCCTTTTAATGAAGCCATAGTGTTATGTGTTATTTGTTAATATCTACTCTGAGCGTATAAGCACTGCCATCCTGCTTGCGACCGACAGCACCGACGCTGTAACAGCAATCGGCCGGGATTTCATTGACCATATCGGCCAAGTCCTCCCGCGTAGGTGCTTCCAGAACAACTGTGCGCTTACTCATTAACTCTTCCATGAAAGCAGGCTGGCTGCTTTCGTTTTTTTCCTCCGCTTCAGATGATGGCAGAGGAGCTTGTTTGGTCTTGTTCATCTTCGCGCAGATAATTATTTACTGAACACTGATAGCTGACTGTTGAATGGTAGCAGGGTTTCATCCAATCCCATGCGACGCCATTAGTCTGTACGTTCAAGAGATACGGAATCTCATCATTCTGTGCATAAAGTCCGGCAACATAGTTGGCGATAGCCTTGCGCACCATACGGATAAGACGCTTCACCACTTTCGGCGACTCGGCATCTACCTCGACACTGGCCTGCACACGGTCTTCGTCAGATTCCCATACATCATCCTTGTTAGACTGGTCATTCTGAAGTCCGTCGTCAGTCACGATAATACAAGGAAGAGGCGTGTTATCCTGCTCGTCGGGCGATACCTCGAAGCAAGTCGAAGCGATACGTCCGCCAACAGCAGCCACAAGCGTTTCATCTTCCATCAGGGCGTTGTACAGGAATTCGTCAAGTTCAATCATTGCTATCTGTGTTCTTTGTTAACACTTTCTCCTGTCACTTAAAAACCGCCGGTGACACTGGATATCACCTCAATGACACCGGCAGCCCAGGAACTATAGAGATTGCGAGAGTTTAGATTTCAGAAGAGCTGACAGGAGCAACAACCTTCAGCAGCTTGAATGCCTGAGGCTTGTGCGGGTTGTTGTTGTCGCCGCCGTTGACGAGCTTAGACAACTCGGTGAGAGAGAGCTCCATGTTCAGGGTCACAACGGTGGAGTTGCGTGCGCTGACAGCGGCACTCTGAGAGTCAACCGTCAGGCGAACCTCACCGTGCTGCTCGAAGGCGAGGTAGCGGTAGTGACCGATACCGATGTAGTGAACACCAGCCTCGCGCTCGTACTTACCGTTAGCGTTCAGGTGGCCGTTGATGTGGCCGCTGATGGTCATGGGGTAGCCCACGCACTTGCCGTCCTGTACGACGGTGCGGTCGGAGGTCAGTCCAGAGAGCAGCTTAGTGAACTGCAACTTGGTCTCCATGACCTTATCCATCGTGAAGTACGGGATGCCCTCGAAGCCCTTGTCGTAGATTTCAGCGGCCTTCTCAGCGAGTGTCTGGCCGATGTTCTCGTCGAGGGTGACTTCCTCCACGTCAACCTGTGCGAATGGTGACTTGAGGTTGTCGTCGTACTGGGCATGAGAGTACACGCGCTTTGCCTTCAGGATGGCAACGGCCTTCTGAATCTTGTAGAGCACGAAGCTATACAGGTCGAAGTAGGCGTTGTCGATAGCCTTGTTAGAGATGGCGATGGCGCAAGCCACACGCTCAGAGAGAGCCTTCACGTTAGCGAAGTTCAGACCCTGCTCGGCGATGGTGTCAACCTCGCCTGCAACGCGAACCTCGGCATCGTCGATGCTGTAGGGCCATACCTCGTCGCCTACTACGCCGGTGAGCATGGTCAGGTCGGCAGGCAGTTCCAGTCCCTCAACCTTGGTGTCGATGAGTTCCTTGATGTTCAGGGGGATCATCTTACCTGCCTCCAGGTTGCCGTACTGGTTCTGGTCGTCGCCAGTGGTCACGGGGTTGGCAAGGATGGTGGTGGCGTTCTCGCGCTTCTCCTTGACAGCCTTGAAGAACTCACGCAGCTGGGCTGACTTGTCCTGCTGCTCACGGAGTGCTCCGATAGCGGCAGCGTCGCAGCTGTTCATGATCTCACGGTGGTTCTGCTCCAGTTCACGCTTCAGTTCGCGCTCTTCGCGGTTCTCCTCTTCGTTGAACTCACGCTTCTCGTTCTCAGCCTTCACGTACATGGCGGTCAGGCGGTCGTTGATCTCGCGGTTGCGAGCTTGCAACTTCAAAAGTTCTTTTTTCATCTTAAAAACAGTTTTTAAGGGGTTAATAACTAAAAGTTTCGATGTCTCTTTCCTTTAGAGCCAGGCGGTTGCGACGCATACGCATCACGGCCACGGCCTCGCGCTCTTTCTGCTCACGCTCTGCCAGTTCGCGGGCTTCGCGCTCCTCGTCGGTCTCGCCCTTGTCGTCTGGGTCGTTGTGGTCGTCGTTTTTGTCGTCGGGGTCGTTGTGGTCGTCGTTTTTGTCGTCGAGGTCGTCGTGGTCGTCGTCGCGATTGTCGTTCTTGTCGCCACACTCGCGCTTCAGCTGTGCTTCGATAGCCTCGTTGATGCGGTCGCTCTGCTCACGGGTGCCGACTGATGTCTGCTCATAAGCGGGATAGGTGACGTTGGCCACGTCGTAGAGGGCCACAATCTTCTTCACATGGCGCAGCCAAACTTCCTTGCCGTCAACGGTCTCGTTGGTGCGCTCGTAAGACACGCCGTTCTCAGTGTCCTGCCAGTCGTCCTCGAATGCGAACGACATGCCGTACACGTTGCCCAGACGTATCTGCTCCAGAGTATCGTTGGCCACGGTGGTGTTGGGGTAGTCGCACTCACTCTCCACGTACTGCTCACGCAGGGCGAGTGTCAGCGTTCCCTTGCCGTTGCGACAACGACCGATCATGTTGGCGATGTCGTTCGAGTGATTGTTGTTGTACACCACGTCGGAACGGTTGATGAGCTCCTGAGTGATGCAGCCAGGCTCCAAGATTTCGTACACCACGCGGGTGTCGCTCCACGGAGTCAGATTCACCGACCGAACACCGAACATAATGGGGCGACCTACCACGGTGCGGCTGGGCTGCCCGTCTGCTGACTCGCGCAGTTGCAAGCCGCAGTTCTCGATGGGGATAAATCGTGTCTGTTTCATATTCTCGTTTTACATTTGAAAATGTTATCTACTTATCGGGCGTTTTAGCGTCCTGGGTTTACTGCGCGATGCAGATGCTTCTCGCGTTTCTTATGCTGTTGCTGAATCTCGCGCTCCAGAGCGTCGATTTCTGCTTTTGTCGGGTTGGGTGTCATACGCTGCTGTTTTTATTGTCTTTTGACAGTTTCCTCATTCTCTTTTGACAATTCTAAAATTGTCTTTTGACAGTTTTCCGGTTGTTACCAAACAGTTTGCAAACTGTTACCAAACAATTCCGAAGTTGTTTGCTAATGATTTTATTTTTACTTGCCTTCTTCGCCCTCCTTTGCGGCTGGTTGCTGTTGCGGTTCCTGAGTGGTCGGTCTGCCGCCACCTGCCACGTCGCGCAGTTTCGGGCTGCCCAGCTCTGCCAGGTTGGTGATGACGTACACGATGTCGCCGTCCTTCACGGCTGGCATGTCGTACTGCTTGCGCAGTTCGTTCACCGTCGCCGTACCCGTGCGCAGTCGCTTCTCGTCCACCTCGGCCTGTGCTTTCTTATCCATGCGCAGCAGCGGTTGTTCGCACAGGTGGAAGCGTCGCCGTCCGAAGTCGTACACCGACAGCAGCTTGCGGTTGCACTCGTTCTCAATCTCCACAGCGTCGGGTGCGATGGTGCGCTGTAGGTACTCCATCGTGGCGTTCGTGTAGTCGTTGTAGTGCGAGTTGGTGTCGAGCATCAGCAGCGGTCGCGGAGTGGCGTAGAAGCGGGCCACGTCGTCCAGTCCCATGTTCAACTGCTCCATGAGCTGCATGTCCTGCGCGTTCATCGAAATGTTTTGGATGTGCGAGAGGTTCTGAAGAGCCACCACGTCCTGCTGGTATATCTCGCGGTTGATCTGCTTGGCATACGCCTGAGCCTCCTTCGGGTCGAAGCGGCCTGCCGATATGGGCGCAACGGTCGAGTCGGCACCCTCCGAGATGAGCAACTTCACACGTCCGCCCTTGGCCGCATTCTCCAACGCCTGCGCCTTCTGCGTCTTGATGAGCGTCAGCGTGTCGAAGGCATAGCGCAACGTCGGGATACCCCAGAAGCCGTTCTCCTCCTTGAACGTGTTCGGGAAGTGGAGCACGTCACGCGCCGGAATATTCGCACGGCTACGCTCACCACGGTCAGAGAACCACGTCAGGTTGTACGTTCCCAGCCCCATGTTGTAACCGCCACAGATGGCACGCCACAGCGCAATCGGCTCGTCGGTGTCCGTGTCGCGCTCTATGTACACAAAACCATTGCCGCGCTGTAGGCGGTCGATGGTCACCTGCTCCCACAGCGTCGCCGCCGTCGTAATCGGGTTCGGCTCCACCTGCAACAAGTAGTTGATTTTCGTCCCCTGGCTCTGATAGCGGTCAGAGTTCGACACGTCCATCACGAAGTTGCCGCCCTCGCGGTCAAGCCGCTGATACTGGAGCTGCATCTGTCCGATGGTCTTCGCCCTCAGCTCGATGGCACGGTACACTGCCGAGATAGCCAACGCCATGCGAGGCGATTGCACCGGCACGATGTTCTCCTCGAACGACCCGCCGTGACCCTCCAGCCGCTTCTTCGCATAGTCCGTCGTGTCCGTCGTCGATGCCGGCACCCCGACGGTTCCCTGACCTATCGGGGCCTCGCGCTGCTTGAAGCGAAAAAGATTTGCAAAAATATTGTCCATATCTATTTGCTTTTTCTATTCGGTTGAAAACACGTCACGGGTTTACCGCAGAAAATCGGAGGTATCAGGTCCGTCTTCTGAGGGATTACCCTGTCGCTGTTGTGGAAGTACCACGTCATCAGGTTGCCGTCGGTGATGATGTCCTCTCTCACGGGCAACACTTTCAGATTGCTGTAGAAGCGGTTGATAATGGCCGATGTGATGGTCTGGTCGATGCGCTCAATAGCATTGGTTCCCATAAGGCACAGCAGACCAAATGTAAGGTCGTTGATGTCGTTGTTCACGCGGTTATCCTTCAGGACTTCGAAGCAACCCTGATACAGTCCTTCTTGCATCAGGTCGTAACCCATGCGTTTCAATGCCGCCATACACTTGTCAGCCTGACTACGTGGATAACCTCGCGTCTTCATCCACACATCGTATTCGCTGGGCAGCGTGTTACGGTGCGGATGGATCATCAGACAGCGGTCGTACTTGCCACGCTCGAACTCGTTCACTATCGGCTTCAGCGACTTGTTGATACCTATTGAGCCGTCAACCCTCACGATGATGGGTGTGTCGGCATAGCGGAACGGATGAAAGCGCACGGTGTAGCACTTGGCGAATGCGGAGTACCTGGGCATCGGGTCGTAAATGACGCGCCACGTCTCGCTCGTCAGGTGCGGGTCATCCGTCACCAGCACATAGTCAGCATCGGGGTCTTTCTCCCTGACCTCGTGCACCAGCTCATAGCCGTTAAAGATGTATGTCAGAACCGTGTACCTCATTCCCACAAGTCTTTATGTTCGTTGAGCCACGCCTGCTGAGTCTGCAAGTCGTTCTTCTTCCACGATCCCGCACCATAATGCTCAATCATGCTCTTAATCTGCTCACGGCTGATAGCCTTACCGTGACACTGAGGCTTCAGTCGCTTGATGTCGTCGAGGAAAGCCGCACCCGTGTCCCACCAGTTGCGCTTGTCCTCTCCTTTGTGGAGAGCCCACGCACGGTTCGGGTCGAAGTACCTTGCTCCACCTGCAACGCACATTGGTACGTTCACCCAGCAGAGCAACGGCAACAGCCTTGGGATGCGCTTGGCGGTAACATTCGAGATATAACCGCAGCAGCACTGGTCTTCCATGAACATCCAGTCGAATGGAGCCTTGATGAGAATATCTGAGTCCATCAGCACGAAGCCTTCTGGCACCAACTCCCACATCTTCTGCACCGACATCATGTGAACGTCGCTACCGAAGTAGCACCCTTTTGCGCAGCCTATCTTCTCGTCGCGCTCAGGGTACTTCGCCAGCTCCTTCTCAAAGTCAATAATCTGCCCCTTTCGGTTGTTAATCACTTTCACGCCCTTCATCTTCTTGGCGAATGGCCGCTCGTCTGAGTTGTCGAATATCACAACTTGATATTCCTCGCCGCCGTGCTTTCGGATGCTCTTGATGAGAGCCTCCGTCAGTTCCGGCGTGTTGTAATGTACGATGGCAATGTGTTTTTTGTTCATAGTTCCTTCTGTTTGGTTATACTTCGCTTGATGACGGATCGGGATCAATGATGTTGACCTGCGTGGTCATCTCCGTGGCGCGGATGATGATTTTGTTGTCGCGGTGGTCCTCATTCAGACTCTGTATCTGATAGATTTTGCCGTCGCACTCCACCAGACTCTCGCGGGTTATTTTCTTGGCTACCTCGCCGCTGAAGTTCATGCGAAAAACCACAGAATCATAGGCATCAAGCGCACCCTCACGGAGTGCCCTGGTACCTTTGTTGAACTCATACGACGACCACAGCGAGCCGTCCCTGCGGTAGCCCGTCTTCTCGCCAAATGCCCTTTCCGATGTCAACACCTTGTTCAGCACCGTCACACGATGGTTGCGCATCCCTGATTCGAATCCTGTTATCATATACCAATCTTCTTTACTCCTCAGACAACTATGCGTCTCAGGTTTACCGCCGGAATACAAACAAGGGAGCCACAATCGTGACTCCCTTGCCTGTGATCCGCTGATTGGCTGGTTCAGCTGATGAAACCTCTGTTGAGCCCTGCCATAAGCAAAGCTAATAGTTATGAACTGTCAACACACCAATATCGTTAGGAGGCTTCAACTGGTGTGTCTTCGTCGGGCTCCAATGCCTTCAGACGCTCGATTTCGGCCTGGGCAGCGTTGATGTCGGTACGCCACTGTTGACGCTCGGCTATCTTATCGGCATAGTCCTCGAGCGTTGCTACGCGCTCGGTAATTTTGTTGTCAATGTAGTCGGTTGCGCTCAGCTTTGCCTGGCGATCCAGAATGATTGTTTCCTGCTGGTTAATCAGCACGTTGATTTCTTCTTTTGTCATGATGTTTTAGTTTTAAGTGATACTTTATCTCTAATCTCTGGCGAAATATAGTTTGGGGTTTACTCACGACACATTGACGGCGTGCGTCCCAGTCGAGCCACTGCCACCAATCGTCGGCAATGGTTTCTTTCAGCATCATAATGCGCTTGTAGCTGGTGCGGTTCTTCAGCAGTCCTGTGTATGAGTTTATTGTCGAAATGAAACGGTCGAGCTCCTGGTATTTCCCAGCCGTTGTCAGTTGGTTGTATTCTTCTATCCTTGCCAGACATCGCGCCCATGTCGCGTCGTTCAATATCACGCTCCAGGGATGAATGTGCGAACCGAGAAACTCAAGCCCTTTCCAATGTTGCTGACAATAGAATTTCTTGTCATTCATTTTCACTCCCTTTGCAGCCAATCGTCTGCGGAGTTCTGGCAGCAGGCTGAGGGCATAGGCTTTCAGTCGGTCTGGGACCACCATTACTCCGTCATCCATAAATACCGTTGTACGGATGCCGCAGTCCTCATTGAGCCAGATAACTTCGTCGTTAATATACAATCCCATGCCCGTCTGTGATGACATACGTCCGATGGGCACACCTATGCCATCGGGCTTGTTCAAGATAGATTTCTCAGGCTTGATATGTTCATCCCAAAGATACTTGGGCGTGCGCCGCTCGTAGTATTTTGCAGGGTAGCAGTGGATGGCTATCATCGCCAGCCATTTCATAAACGATGGCATGAATGTGCCGTACTTGTCGGCTATCTCATTATGAAAGCGGTCTATTACCTGGATGAAACACGACGCCATATATTCGCAGTTTGCATTGGGGAAGAAACCTTGCAAATCCCACTTGATGATCCATGCCGTCCCGGTGTAGCCGTTGCTCACCTCGCAGATGTCTTCTATCGCCTGGTTGATAGCTGCCTGCGACCCCATCCCCTCGCGGTTGTTGAAGGTTCGCGGGTGCAGCGTTTGATCTATCCACGGCTTCAGCACGTCGCAAAGGATATGGTCAACGATACGACCGGCAAACTCAGTGGCAAATATCTCCCGCCACTTGGGTATGGAAACAAGGAAGGTGTAGTTGTGTAGGATGCGAAACGTCCTTGCATTGAGCTCGCGCATCAAGCGAACAAGCAGCGGTGGCCAATTCATCTCGAAGGCCATTGAATCACGCCCGTAACGCTTGTTTTTCCGTGTGGAAAACATCACGCTGAGCAACATCGCAAAGAACAAAACCTCAGTCATTAAGATAAAAGCGTTGAATTGAGAATATCGGTAAAATCGCGACCGCCTGACAACGATTCGTGTTGTTCACGTTGTTGTTGTTGAGATTGCCGTTGTTGCCGTTGAAATTCCACGCGTTGTTGGCGTTGTACCTCTGGGCGAACCAACGGTTCGTGCTGGTCGGAGTCGCATCTGACGCTGCTATGAATGATAGCCGGACTCCCTTTTACCCTATTCATATCTGACAGCCACCTCTTGTCATTACTGACCGACCTGCGACTGCGCCTGACGTTTAAGCGACCGGCTCGCATTTCTCCACTTTCTTACACCTTCCTCTATGCGTTCCAACTGCACGGCAATACGCAGTTTGTCGCTGTCAGTCAACAAACCTTGCGCAATGCAGAGCTCAAAGTTTGCCAGCAAGATACCGAACTCACCGAACATTTCTCGGATGCGCTCCTGTCTTACTTCCTGATACTCCTTGGCGATAGCAAAGTGCCGAATGATGTTCTGCACCGCCCGTTTTATCTCTACCGGAGCACCTTCGATACGTTCTATCTTCGGCATCCGCTGAATGGCGGGATGCAGGATGTAAAGCAAGTTCTTCGCGTCAGCGAGAATGGAGTCCTTGTCATTCTTCGCCTTGTTGCCGCGCGGTTTCTTGTGTCCGTTCATTTTTTATAGAAGGGTAGATTGAGAGTAAGCCTCACGCCACGCTTTTGCGATGGCGTGAGAGCATTTAGTTTTAATCAATTTCCAAAAGCGCGACCGCCTGACAACGATTCGTGGCGCTCACGCCGGAGCTGTTGAGAATGCCGTTGTTGCCGTTGAACCTCCACGCGTGGTTGGCGTTGTACCTCTGGGCGAACCAACGGGACGTGCTGTTATTGATTGCGGAAGTTCCCATCTTGCTGATGCTTGGCGAGAGAGCGGCGAGAGTCTCGTCGCGCATTAGCATCGCACCCTCGGACACACCTGGCAGATACCAGTCGCCAAAGTCGAGACCATCAACACCGAACGACTTGTTGTAGCCGTACCAAAGTGCTGGGTACTTATACTTCGTACTGCCCGCCTTGGTGGGGGCTGTCATGAGTCCGTATTTAGCGGTCAATTCCTTGCCACTCGGTAACGAGAACACGCCGAGCTTCTGAGGACATGCCACACGGTATTCCTGATGAATATACTCTTGATATGTGCCGTAGGTATCACGCAGCAGCTGGCAGTAAGGAGAGGAGTCGAATGCGGACTTCTTAACAATACCCGCGTTGGAGTTCAGCGGTACATCCTCCGTAGGTGTGCGACCATTGGTGCCGTAATAAGCAGCACCCCTGGCATCGTTCATAATCTTCTCACCGCCCGTGCGCATGTTCACACGGAATCCGCTGTTAGATTTTTCTGGCATATCACCCCAGGTGATGTGTGTCAGTCCTGTGCAGTTGTAGAAGCGGTAGTCGGTACAAGCGTCGCGCTGTACAATGACGCGGTTATTTGCTTCGTCGGCATACGCCCACCACTGGTCGATAGTGGTCTGTGGTGCACTGAGTTCTGTCAGCTTTGCTTCGATAGCGGCAGTACAGGCGGCAGCTGCCTCGGCCAGCGTCGTGGCAGTGTAGGTAAAGGTGATGTCAGTGGTGGTGTTCCAGTCGGGGATGCCGAAGCGCAGACCAATGGTCTTCTCGTGCTCAGCACCGTCGAGCACAGCGTCCGTCCATGCAAACTGAGATACATCGAGCCACTTCTGGTCAGCACCCGTTTTATGGATGATACCCACCTGCTTACCCTTGCGGAAATAGACATAACCGACGTGCGTCCATGCAGCGGGGATGTTCGCCTTCTGAATCCACGTACCGCCCTTCACGTAGATTATCTTATTCTGATCGTCGAGGAATACCACGTCGCCAACGGTAGGCTGTGTGGTAACGACATTCACACCGTCCACGATAATTTCGCGGGTTGTTTCAATCATGCTCACCTGACTCTCGGTGGTGGGCTTCACGGCTGCCTGGTAGTCAGCCTTGCTGTTGTATGATTTGATAGCCATAACTTTATCCTTTCTTTATTTTAGTTCAATAATTTCCAGTCACTGATAGCTCCTGTCACGCGGAATGCCTTGTAGCACTTGTCGTTGGTTACGTCCAGATACTCCTGGCCTACCATTGTGGGCACGTTCGGAGAGACTGGCGCACCTTCGCCTGTGAGGAACATATCTTGTCCGCACAGCTTCGGGGAGTTCTCGAAGTCGATACTTACAGCCTTGGTCTCGCCGAGGTTCTCCAGCTGCGCCTTCAGTCCGTCGATAGCAGCGAACAGCACGGCGAAAGCCTGTGCCAACACTGACTGCCCAGGAGCACCGACGAAGTTGGTGGTGATGTTCTTGAAGATACCCCAGCCGACTACCAGTGCCGTACCTCCCTCAACGGTTGCCGTCAGTCCTGAAACGACCACCGTCATGGCTGTAGGACTCAGATAGATGTAGTATCCGGTTGATGGCATTGCGCTCACAGCCTGACGCACCAGCGGCTCGTAGAACTGCTCCGACACTTCGCGGGTGGCGGGCAGTGTGGTGTAGGTTTGTCCGGCTCGCGTCCATCCTGTCAGCACTGGCGTGTCGCCGCTCTCGTCATACACAGCGGTATAGACCAGCGTAGCATCATAGTCAGCCGTTGCTGTTGCAGGCAGTTCGGGATAGTCCTCTCGGTAGGCGTAGATGTAGGCGATAACTTTCTGGTAGGTTCTGTCCACCAGCCTCGCCACCACACTGACGGCGGCTGGTACCGCCTGAGCACTCGGAATGAGCAGAATGTCTCCCGCGTTCAGCGTGATAGGGACACTGATGCCGTAGCCCGTGGCTGTGGTCTCGGTGCCATCGACGTTGACATACTTACCGCTCTTGGCCTGGCTGAGCGTAACCTCGCGGATGCTGTCGTACTTACCAAAACTCGTCTCTATGAATAGGACGCTACCCTCCAGTTCCTGCGATACCGCATTATCCTTGACGGAGGTCTGCTGCACCTTCGTGGAATCCCATTCGCCGGCTGTCTTGTCGGCAGTGAACTTCCACAACTTATTGGCGTAATATACAATGTCGCCGGTGGAATAGGGGAGTGCGGTGGAGAATGCCGGATAACCCAGCGCATCCTTGTCAGGTGTGTTGAACAGTGTCTGACTGAGTGCCTGGTTCTTGGCCTCGTCCAGAACGGCTACCGAAGATGTGTTCGGCACTATCTTATTGCCGTTAAAATCAAGTAGATTTCCTTGTCTGTTACTCATCGTTGTATCGTTTAATTGGTTATACATTATTCCGTCAGCGGTGTTTCCTCGAAGAACACTCCTACCGCTTCAAGCCTGTCGGCCTGTGCTCGAGCGTAGTCGCCCTGGGACTGTGCGTATTCGGCTTTCTGCTGCGCGAGAGTAGCAGCAGCGTTGGCGGTCTGCGATGCGTGTTCGGCATCGTTCTTGGCGTTCAGGGTCTGTTCGATAGCCAACAGTGTCTGTTGTGCAGCTGCCTGTGCAGCTTGTGCGGACTGGTTGGCAACATCCTTGACGGCAAGCAGGTCAGTGATGGCTTGGTAGGCGCGAGCGAGACAAACCTGATATTCGTCAATCAGCTGTGGGTCGCTCGGTGTCTGTTGATCGTGGAAATACATACTGATTTCATCCACATGGTCGAAGCGGGCATCCAGCGACGGGAAATCGCCCTTGGCACCGTCAATCTCGCCTTTGGCATAATCGCCCTGGTCCTTAGCGTAATCGCCTTGACCTTTGGCATAGTCGCCCTGTGCCTTTGCGTAATCGCCCTGAGCCAGGGCATATTCGGCTTTCTGTTGTGCCAAAGCCGCTTTCTCATTGGCGAGGGTTGCTGCTGCTGCTGCGAGTGCGGCCTTGTCGGCTGCCAGTTGTGCCTTCTCGTTGGCAAGGATGGCAGCGGCCTGTGCGAGTGCTGCTTTGTCAGCCGCCAGTTGCGCCTTTTCGTTGGCAAGTGTGGCAGCGGCATTAGCATCGGTGGTGGCTTGCTCAGATTCCCTCTTCAATCGTGCAAACTCATTCACGCGGGCGGTCTCCTGATTGATGCGCTGCTGTTCATTGGCTATGCGCTGCTCCTCGGCCTCGACACGACGAGACTCGTTCAGCACCCTCGCCTGCTCAGCCGCAATGCGCTCGGCCTCATTCGCAATGCGCTGTGCTTCGTTGGCGTAGGCAGGCAGCGAGAACTCAATCTCGGGGGCTGTTTCACCGTTGAAGTCGAGCATCACCTGTGCTGGCGCATCATCCACCTCAATGATGACGGATGCCTGGTTGATAACCTCGTCTTCCACTGACGTAGGAAAGTCTGCCACCGTGAAGTGGTAGGCGATCTGGAACTTCAGGTCACCAATGGGCAAATGATGGTCATCGAATTGTACCTGCAGTTTTGTAGGCTCGCCCTCAACAGGAGCGCAATGAGTATAGGTTGTGCCATCGTAACCGGCGAAATATGCCTGACTTGGCGCACCTGTCCAGAACTTGATGCAGAAGGGAGTCATCCAGCCTGCATCGCTATTCAGAGTCAGAATGAAGTCCGACTTGTAGTTAATCCTAAAGATTGCAATGTTTGCCATATACGTTTGTGTTTTGGTCGGTGTTACTATCCGATGCCAGCCTCATATACGGCTTGAGCATCAGTTCGAATGTAGGATTGGCGTGCAACTGCTGCGTAACTGAAGCCTCCCGATGATAATAGAGGAAGGAAACCAGCATAAGGCTTGCATCAACTATGGAAGCAGGAACCTCGCCATAAGTCTCTATGACCTGAGTGTAATTCCGTGCAAGCAGGTTTAGGATTGCATCTTCGGCAGCCCTTCCCTTACTCTCCAAATAGTCGTCCTCCATCGTGAAGTCAGGCTCGATACGCAACTGCTGCTTAATTAGTGTGAGTGTCAACCATTTCATGACTTTTCATTTTTTATACTTTTCTATTCATCGGGCAAGAATGCGGATGGGGTTTACCGAGGCAAAAAACACAAAAAAAAGAGAAGCCGCTACTGCTCCTCTTCTTCGTTGTCATCTTCTCCCTCGTCCTCGGGGTCGGTTTCCTCCGGAGGTGTCAGCGGTCCATTGCCAACAAACTGGAAAGAACCCTGCGCAAGGTTTCCGAGCGTTGCCGTAATCTTGCACGACTTGACCCACGATTCGCCAGTCAGCAGCTCCGTTACCGTACCACCGGGAGAGCGACTGACGAACGACAGCGTTACATACTTGCGCGTCTCGAGCAGACTCAACAGACTTGCGTCCGAGGTTACAAGGAAGTTGGTAGTCACATTCCATTCCTCACGTTGTGGGAGATATTCTTTCCATAACCCGGTAGTAGGGCTTGACACCTCCTGCAAGTCAACGTCAGTCTGAAACTCGTTCGACCTGGTTCCTGCTATTATCACTCCCGTTCCGTTCTCTTGGATGAGGACATATAGGTTCCGTCCGTGCTGTATCATAGTGTTATTTGTCTATTATTGTTATTTTAATTTTGCCATCCCTCCATTTGTGCGTACAGCTTTGCAAGTGGAATATCGGTCCAGGCAGCGACCAATGCCCTACAAATCTGGCTATCGGGCAGCATGTCAGTTCATTGTCACTTACCTCTATCGTGTATTGATAGGTGGCATACTCGTACACAGCCGCCATTACATTTAGCAGTCGGTCTTCGGGTAAGAACGATTCATACAGCACCGGGCTTGTGCGGAAACGGACCGTCTCCAGCATCGACAAGTCGCTGTTGTACAGCTGCCCCAGCCCGTACTTGTTCAGACTGCCGCTTGCCATGTTCAGATTGACATCCAGCTTGTTCCAGAATGCTGTGTTCATATCTTTTTTATATGTGTGTGATTCCTTGGCCTGCGGGTATAGTTTACTGTCGGTGTTGTAGATGCCGACCTGCAGATTAGTCAGCAGGCAGTTGAATAGTCGGGTAAAATCCAGATTGGAAGAATTGTTATACACCGTCAGTTTAAGCCTACCGCACAGACCTGTTTCTCCGTTGTTGTAGATGCAGTAACCATTGGAGCCGTAATGGTCGTCAAACAGGATACCTCCCTGGTCGATATTCAGCGGACTAACAATGCTACCGTCGGGACGGATAGGTATATCGAACTGAACGGCATTGTCTATCCACGATCCGTCGCCTGGCGACCAGTATTTGTCGCCTATCTGCAACGAAATAGTGATTTTTCTGTTTAGTGGTTGTCCGGAGTACGTCGCTTCAAACACGGGCTTCAAATCCCATTTGTTATTCTCCCCCTGCACTCGCTGGGCGTCATACGGTAGCATTGTGTTGGCATTTCCCGTAGGATTGGGGTTTGTCGGTTTGGAGCCGCTCTCGACAATACCGCCCGTGGGGTAGTCGGGGTCAGGGTTGTATGATATATCAGCCTTGGCTTGCAGACATATTACCGAATTCTTTGGCAGGATTACATCTTCCAGTGTCTTGACCGAGAACATTGGTCGCTTCGGCTGGCTGTTTCCCGCCGCGTAGCAAGCTATACCCATTTTCAGATTGAACTCAGTTTTTGTGGGATATGTTTCCCCGTCCCAGCCGTCGGTGTAGCAGACAACGAAAGGAACGTCATGCCCGATTGTCAACACTCTGTTCTCGTTTATCTGATAATTATCTACGAAGTCATTTGTATTGGATTTCTGGCTTGATGAATAGCCAAGCCTGCGCAGGATATAGTAATAGTCGTTGGATTGATGTACAACTTTCCCTCCTCCGTCCAACCAATAGGACATGGGCAATTTCTGGAAATCGGGATTAACGACGATTTCCTTAGCTTTGGCATTATTGTGAATGTTTATGGTGTTGTACCCCAGTTGTCTACTCTCGGTATGGTCGGTAGATAGGTACTGCAACTCTTGCAGATCTACGGCATAGGCAGTTTCCCAGTCGTTTATCACCGTACCTACAGGAGAATCCGACGCGATGTTGGCAAAGTCGAAATACTTGAAACTGAGATACTGACCGTGTGCAACAATATAAATATCCAAGCCACGGGAGAACATTGTCCATCCCCAGAACTTGCAAATATCCTCGACCACGTCTGCCCATTTTGTGCTGTCATCTGTCCATGTAGCAGTGAAAGCATCAATGTCGTCAGAGGAGGGGTTGGTATGTGTCGGTGTGTTATCCACGAAGTTCAGCAGAGAGATTTTCGCCTTTATATCCTCGTTGGCCTCCACATTGTCCTGCTTATAGAGCCGGTTCCAGTCCACACGTACCGAACTGAGTGCCATGTGCAGAATCTGTCCGATGCTCTTGACTGTTCCGCTGTCGGTTTTATTGTTGCTGAAGCTCATCGGTATATTGTACATTACTCCCAGCGGGCAGGTTATTTGATATTCCCTAATGGTAACCGCCTCGAATATCCTGGACGTAAGCGAGTCGGGACGGATATAGCCTATCCAACGCAACGTCTCACTCTGGTCGCTTGCAATAGACCACAGGCGCACCTGGTATTCGAAGATGTTGTTAGGAACCAGCATCGTATAATCGAAGTCGCCGCCGTTCATATCCTTACCATTGTCTGCTATACACAGCTTTCCGGTCTGCTTCCTGATGGGCATGAAGATATTTTCGCTATTGTCCTCGACTGTCTCGATGGGAGATGCAGCACCGCGCAGGGGGACTGGTGTCAGAGTTCCGAAAAACTCACGCAGTATGTCAATGCGATACTTCGTCTCGTCCAGTGACACAAATTCGATATAATATTCTACCTGATACATACGCTAAATCTCCAAATAATCTGACAATGTCATACCTCTGGCTTGTGCGCCGTTACGCAGAACCAACTTAATCTGGTCACTATCTATTACGGCCTGCGTGCGTCCTTCGTAACCTATGCCTCCCTGCCTCATGTCACTCGCCAGAACGCCAGCCTGCGCCCGGTTCAGCACAACCTCTCCGCTGTTCAGCAATGCAGGTATCTGGTCACCGCTCATCAAGTTACCCGGGACGATTCCACTGAAGCCGTTGGCTGCGTGTACTACACCGCCGTTGGCAAGGCCGAAGAGTGAGAAGAACCCACCTATCAGAGGAATGCCAGACAGAAAACTGCCAGCTGATCCGAAAGAACCGACAGTGGTCATTATTGTCTGTATGATGTTCATTATGTTAACAACCTTGTTAAAGCCTTCTGGTATCTCGACGCCTATATGTTGCAGGCTATTGGTGATGCTCGTCATGCCACTAACAACCTTGCCAATCTGGTTTTCGTGTTTTTCGGTAGTTTGTTTTACTCCCAACTCCTTGCCTTTGTCAACAGAGACGTTGCCCGTCACGAAATCCAGTTTGATGGCATCAAGGCCTGCCTCCTTACGTTTTTCGTTAATTTTGCCCACAATGCTCTGCCAGTCAATGTTTTCCACACCGCCTTCCATTGCGCGTGTCCAGAAGTCACGTCCCAATTCGTCAGCAGCATCAAAAATACCCGAATCAACACCGGCTCTGACCGACTCCTTCATCAAGTTGTTCAGCGCGTTTACGTCAACAATCTGTGCATTCAGCGCATTGTATTCAGCCGAACCATACTGAGCCTTACCCTGCTGTTCTTTCAGGATTGAGAGATAAGAACCGAGTCCTGCTTCTGTCTGAATGTTGGTACCCTGAACTATCTCGGCTGCGTATTGACCAATGCCGTGCAATTCATTGCGAATGGCTTTTTGCCTCTCCAGCTCCTTGTCCAGTTCCTGAATTAGTTTTGCCAACTCCTGACGCCTTTCTTTGGTTGCTGTATAAGACTCTTCCTCGTACTTACGTATCTGTTGCTGAATAGACAACTCTTTTTCTGTTGTCTCCGTCTTGGTGGTGTGAGAGCCGGAAGTTCCACGCGTACCAATCAAAGCGTACCGATTGCCCCTGAACTCTTCTCGCGCTGCTGATGTGCTTTCAGTGACAGCCTGAGCATACATCTCTGTACCCTTTTGTATGCGCGTTTCGCCCTCCGTTATGGCTCTTGCCAAAATATACCGTTTGCGTTCTTCATCCGTCAGCCGTTTGAGGTTAACAGTGCGGTTCACGTTCTGGACACCCCCAGGACCGTACGTAGTAATCATTACCTCAGCCTTACGTTTTAATTCCTCGTATATCCTCGCGTACTTGTCAAATATCTTTTGACCACCTTTCAGTATCTCGTCCGTCACTCTTTCCAGTGTACCCTCGGTTATAGGATTGGCTCCCTTGGTGGTATTATAGTTGTTACGGATTGTTTCTTTTATCATTTGGCGTCCAGCAATCTTGCCGGCATCAGTTCCTTCTTTTTGTAATGCAGCAAGGCGCGCAGTCGCATCTTTCAACTGTGCATCTACATTCATCCCTTGCTGTTTAGCCAATCGTAGCTGAGCAACCTCCAGTTGAGTAATTGCAATAGCCGCCTTATTATTAGCCTTAACACTACCCATCCTGTCCAATGCGTCATACAAGTCACGGGCACCACGTACTGCCGTTGACAAATTACTGAAAAAGTTGCTCCAGTCGCCGCCGTTCAACGTATCGAGAAAGGTTTCGTAAACTGCACCGCTGGATTGTGTTATACGGCCCCACTCGTCGATATTGCTCTCCATTTGGAAGAATGCATCCTTTGCAATCTTGGCCGATCCCGCTGCTGTTGCTATCGCCGCACCCCAGCCGGCAAGCTGGTTGACGTTCAGGCCAAATTTACTTGCGAGGGAGTCCAGGGCTCCCCCCAGACCGCCACCACCGTTCATATCACGGCTGATGTCGTCCATTTGTCTCTTGGTCTCGGTAATCCTGCCATTCAACTGGTCGAGAGACTGGGAGAGTGCCTTGCCAACGGGCGACTGCCTCTCGGCATCCGTCATTTGCTTGTATTGCATGGACAGTTCGGTGAACGCTCTTTTCATTTCCGACAACTTGCCAGTGGCAGAGCGTGATACTGTTTCCATCTGCCCTATAGCCTTCACATAGTCCAGGGTTTCCTTCTCTACAACCTCCAGCGGGCCACCAACCTTGCGACAGCCGTCTACATATCGCTGCAAGCCCTCGGTCGCCCGCTTCAGCTTCGCATCATATTCCTGGCTCTCAACTTGGAGCCTCAGTATTGAATCTGCCATATATTATCTCTTTTTGTTCAGAATATTTTCCAGTTCAGAGTCTATCAGCGTTGCCAGATTATCCACTGCCATGGTCAGGGCCCTCTCGGCTACCGGACGGAAGAAATTGCGAGGACTTATTGCGCCACGATGTCCCGTGTTAGCCCTCTCCATATTGCCAACGCGATTGACCAGTTCCTGATAACGACCTTCATTGGAACGTGTAGTGTTCCTGAATCCGATAAATCGGGGAGCTGTTCCGCTGTTCACGAAACGCAGAATAAAACCTCGGTCCTGCGGTGGATAGCCTTGCAGTTGTTTGGTGCGCTCACTTCGTGCACGTCTGTTGCCACCCCACTGTCCTGCCTGGAGCCTGCGAGGAGTTTCATACCTCTGCGTGCCGTGCGATTTCCGGGAGTTGTATATATTGATGTTGGCTCCCAGGATGCGCCTATAAACAGCAGTGCGGACAGCCAGAGCTGATTTGCGAGGATCTCCATTGTCGAAACGGATGTTACCCACCACCTGCTTTCTGGCATTAAAGATAACCTGACGTATCAGTTTCTGCAACGCCTTCTGTGTCTTGGGATTGGTCGAGAGTGCCTCTTCCAGCACCTTCTTCTGTTTCAACAACACCGCATCATTAACCTCTACTCCAAACATAACAAAAACGCCCGATATGCTTTTACACACATCGGGCTAAAACGCTGCTGAGGTTTACCGAGTTCAGTCTATTCTATATCCACAAATTCTATCTTTTTGCCGAGGGCCTCGGCGATGACAGAGAGGGCATCAACCCCCACGTTGTACTTGCCGCTTTCTATGCGACACAGATGGCCTGCGTCCAAACCTGTGCGCTCAGCCAAAGCACCCAGCGACAGTCCCGCCGCATTGCGCAAGTTCTTCAACTTCATGCCTATACGGTCACGGTCCTTTTGCCTAATGATTTTTGCCATAGTATTTTTGATATTATTAAGTTGGTATTAAGTCGGTATTAATGGCAGGGAATGGGTCTTCCATTATAGGCTCCCACGACTTCGAGAACTCCTCGTCCTTGAAGGCTTCAGCAAGTCCTGTTATCTGTTTTAGGCGCAGCACCTCGTCGGCATCCATGCCCAGCTCCATGCCGATACGGGCATTGGTCCAGTTGTGTTTCTTCAGCAGCACGATGAGCTTGGCGGAGAGTTCCACCTGGTGCGTGCCTCGCGCCATATTGTGGCGCACGGTGGCGGTGATGCGGTCTTCTATCGACTTGTTCAGACGGCTCACGGGCACATAGCCGTGCAGCGACTGGTTCACCTGCTTGTCGGTCTGTATGACCGTGGTGCGGTGGAATCCGTCAACCACCGTGTAGGGATGCTTCTTGTCCTCCGGGGTGTCGCACACCACGACGGGCATTGTCACGCCGTCTTTCTTGATGGAGAGTTTCAGCAGTTTCATTTCCGGCGGTGCTACGTGGTTCGGGTTGTAGTCGTTGCCCTGCACTTGTGTGGCCGGCACCAGTTGCACGTTGAGCGACGGGTGATTCACTCCGAGCCAGTCATATAACTCTTGCGTGATGGTGTTGAACACCTTCACCTTCTCGTCGAATGGGATGTCTTTCAATAATTCCTGTATCATAGTTCTTCGTTGTATCGGGTTATCATTGCCACTTGCTTCTCCAGTTCCTTCTTGGTCTGCGAGAACGAGAGGCCCTTGCACCAGTAGTCATTCTTCAACAGCACCTTACAGATGCGCCGCCACGACGGCACCTTCTTTCGTGCTTCTTCCTTGATGTCGGCATAGTCGGGGATGACCTTCACACCTTCCTTCTCCCACCATGCCAGGAAGCGGTCTATCTTCTGCTGGTAGTGCTCGGCAAGGTATGGCGGCATCGTCTGGAGCAGGAACTTGGCATAACTCTCGTATGTGTGACCTTCGGGCAGGTTCACCTTGAAGTTTCCCAGTGTGGTGCGGTCGGTCTCGGTGTATCGGTTGCCGAAGTTGGCACCCTCCACGCGGTTCACCACCTTTGCCCATGTCTCAGGCTCCAGTATCTTGAAGAGGTAGAGCCCTTGCCGCTGGTCGTCGCCGTAGGGCTGGCAGAGCCGCTGCTTGTAGATGCTCACGCCTGCCATGTACATGATGTCGTAGATGTGGTTGTAGTCCCAGCCGCGCTTGCCGTTGGCTCGCCAGATGTCCTCGGTGCGCCAGTCGTAGATGGGGTAGCAGTTGTATATCTCCGTGTCCGGCTCATTGGGGAACAGCTTCGTAGTCCAGGGTAGTCCGTCGAGTGTCACCTTCGACGTGCTGGCGATGGTACGGAAGCGGTTCAGACTCTCGTCGCTGCGGATGCCTACGCAGGTGGCGGTCTTCTTGCCATGACTGAACCACCGCGCGAACTCCGGTACAAACTCCTCGAACTCCATGCCGTGACGGAAGAATGGGAAGTAGCTCTCATCGGTTACGACGTGCGGGTTCTCAGGGTATTCCCTCACCCATGCGTCGCGGGCTTCCAAGTCCCAGCATACCCAATATGGCTTCACCTGACTGACGGCATTGCGCAGGTGTATCGGCAGGCACACCCACCAACCCGTCACCTCCGGGCGGCTGAACATGCGGTGCGTGAACTCGATAGCACGGGCATATTGCGCCTCCATGTCGATGTAGAGCACATTGACGGGCAGTTTGCCGTGCCGACGGGCTGCTTCTATGGCGAGATTGAGCAGCACACCGCTGTCCTTTCCGTTGCTGAAACTGATGCAGACGCGCTCGAAGTGGGTGTAGATGTAGTCGTACCGCTCCACCGCTGCGTCATATACATTCTTGTCTAAGTATCGCTTCATAGTGCTTTCCTCAGTTCCTCCTTCGTTATCTTCTTCAGATACTCGCTCATGCTCACCTTCTTCTTGATGTTCTCGGCCATCATGCGCTCCAGCCCCACGTTGCCCGTCAGTTCGTAGTAGTGGCAGTCTTGTTCCTGCCCTGTGCGGTAGGTGCGCCGCGAGGCTTGCAGCAGCAGGGCGTAGTCCCATACGCGGTCAAAGAATATCGTGTGGCGGTACTGCTGAAGGTTCAGTCCCAGGCTCTCTTTCTGCATCGACAGCACCGTGACCCGTGGCCAACGACGGCGGCACTCCTCTTGCGCCACGATGAAGCGGCAGAAGATGATGGTCTCGTCTTGCGGCAGGTCTTCGAGCAGTCGGCTGACGGCCTCCATCTTGCCCTCGTCGATGGTGTACGCCACTTGCATCTCGGTGGTCATGGCGAGGAAGATGTTGTTGTTCTTCCACTCCAGCGTCTCGTCGCTCAGGTAGTCTTCCTTGATGTCGTTGTACCGCTGGCGGCTCTCGTCGGTGATGCAGTATCCGACGTTGTGCCACTTCTGGGTGATGTTCAGCCGCAGGTCGCACTCATAGACGTAGTGACGGATGAGCGAGTGCAGATAGTCCACATTCTCCATGCCCGTGACGTACTCCTTCGTGTATGAGCGGCACCCGATGCGCTTGGTCACTCGCGTCCACTTGGTGAAGGTGTTCTTGTACTCCGTCAGACTCATGCCGAGAATCTTTGGCGACAGGAACTCCATCTGCGGCCACATGTCGAGCAGGTTGCGACTGACGGGCGTACCGTTCAGCACCAGCTTCCACTCTGCCCGCTTGCCTATCTCCAAGATGCGCCGTGTGCGCTTTGCTTCGGCATTCTTCACCTTCAGACTCTCATCAACGATAACCATTGGCACCTGTGCCGACTCCACACCGTTGAGCAGTTCCATATAGATGCGGTCTGAGCCGCTGAGCGATTCCACGCCGTAGTAGTGTGCCGTCATTGTGAAGCCTCCCCACTTCTCAGCCTCCTGCTTGATAGCGTCGAGTGTCCGCAGCGGTCCCACCCAGAACACATCGGTGGCGGGTGTCGAGTTGGCAAGTGTGAGAGCTGCCCGCGTCTTACCCGTCCCCGGCTCCATGAAGAGCGCACCCACGCGCCACTCGTTCAAGTGCTCGATGGCTGCCTGCTGCTGTTGTGTGAGGGTGTTCATCGTTGCTTACTTAATAGGTTCCACGTTCACGTCGAATCGTTGCAGATAGCGGCGAAGGTCGAGCGGCCCGACGATGGGAGCACCGTAGAAGTCGTCAATCTTGTGGGTTGACTTGTGCTCGATGATACGCCCTTCTTCGTCTTTCAAGTCTTCTTTCAGCGGCTCAGTGAAGACACGCATGATGGGTGTCCACTGCATCTTCTTCCACATGATATTCTCCTCATACGTCCAGATGGTGATTTCGTCCTCACGTGGGTTGCACTGAATGAGTCCAGCGTCTATCATTTCCTGATCGCTGGCGATGATTACGTTTGCATTTACTCGCTTCATAGTTACCTTATCGTTTTAGTTCTTGAATAATGTGCGTATCTACTGCTGCAATAGGCTCCGGCGTGTGGTGCTCTATAACGATGCTGTCCCATGCTTCCACGTTGGTCTGCTTCGCAATCTCTTCATATTTGAATTCTGGAATGTGTACCGTGCCGTGCGTGGTTGTGCCGTTTAGCAGACGTTTGCCTGTGATGTGCAAATGTCGGCATAACTTTACAGGAATCCACACCTCCTGCCCGCCTATCTCGAACAAGTATGCTCTACCCGTGTCGTAGAGCAACTTGTCGAAACGTATTATCTTGTCGCTCATGCCTGTGCCTCCCGCTTTGCTTTCAGTGCCTCCCATGCTGCCTCGCTCTCGGCTTCAGCGTCCGTGCGGCTGATGGCCACGATGTCGTAGTCTGCCACGTCCTCACCTTCTGCCTTCAGGCTCTCGATGGCTTCCTGCTCGCTCAGATAGCGGTCGGGGTAGAGCATAAAGTCCTCGCGGGTCTTCAGCTCGCCGTCGTCAAAAATCTCTTGGGTCTCCTTGTGGGTTGGCATGTAGTAGGTGTCGGCAAGTGCCTTCTTGATTTTCTCCTCTACATTCTTCACTACTTCCTCCTGTTGGCTCTTTATCCAGTTCCAACCCTGCGATGGGCAGTCGATGCGGCAGCTCACCTTGAACTCGCCCGTCTCTTCGTCCTGCCAGATGAACGTCTTGGTGCTCATCTTCTTTGTGTTGTAACCTTCATCGTTAAGGTAGATGCGCTTCATGTCGCCCTTCTCCCAAACCTTAGCGTTTAACTTCTCTGCCAACTCATAAATAGTGTACTGCTTCATAATCTTTGCCCGTGTTTTACCAGGTGGCTCGCCTGGGGGTTAAATTGTTATTGTTTTAATTTCTTGATGCAAAGATACGGTATTTTGTAATATATTACAATGTTTTTAGCGTTTTTATTGTATTATTTTGCAATTTTGACATGTATAGATTGCAAAATATTACAATATAAAGCAAAAAAGAGACTCGCGCTGTCGCAGCGGGAGTCTCAACTTAAACCTAACCTAAACTGTGAAAGAGAGTCAAATTCTTCTATACTCGTCTGCAGCGTTGAAGCAGGGGCATTCCTTAATCCATTCGTCAGGAGAGATTACTCCGTCGTGGTTGCGATCTATACTGAAATCCCGATGTCCGCTGATTTTTGCTCTTGGATACAGCTTGCGCAGTTCCACCAGTAGGGCAAGCAGAGAAGCCTTCTGAGCCTCTGTGCGATTGTCCTCGGCCTTTCCTCGGCCATTGATACCGCCTACATACGCAATGCCGATGCTGTGAGCATTGTGACCGCTGACATGTGCGCCAATCGTGTCAACGTCACGTCCCGGTTCGACAGCACCGTCCAGGCGTACAATGTAATGGTAGCCGATGTCGCTCCATCCCTGAGCCCTGTGCATCTTGCGTATGTCGTTGGCTGTATAGTCATACCCTGGTTTGGTGGCTGTACAATGTATTACTATGTCTGTGATTACCCGGCTGCTGCGCTTGAACCTGACCGGAGTTAACTTCATTAGAGTAGCAGGACCGACGATACCATCCGGTTTCAGTCCGTTCTTACACTGGAAGTCAATTACCGCCTCGCGGGTGTTTGCACCGAATATCCCATCGGGTATCAAATGTAGTGCCTTCTGTATCTGTTTGACGACTTCACCTCGTGAACCAATTTTGTACAATTCCATAAATCTATATACTACTTGATTATGTTTCCGTCTGCATCAACACCGCCGTATGGGGTAGGGAAGGGCTCAGAATCAGTTACCACAGCCGTCTTTTTGCGCTTCTTCGTCGCCTCGCTGATATTGCCATCCTCGCTGATATTGACATAAACGCGCTGAAGACATCCAGAACGTCCGCACAACAATGCACGCATACATTCAACCTGCCTTCCGTTGCGGGCAATATCCCGCTTCATCTGTTCACGCTCGTTCTCGCTCTGCTTGCGGAAACTGGAGAAGTCCTTCTCCAGTTTCTCCACCACATCACGCATCTCCTTGTAACTCTGCTTGTAGTGGTCACGATCCTCGCGCAGCTCATCAATCAGCCGGTGGTTATCTGTGATTTCCTTTTGCTTGTCATCAAGCATCTCTTGGTAGGTGTCCTGAACTTGCTGAGCCATGTTTACCTCGGCTGCCTGCGCTTTAGCCTTTGCCTCCCGGCGGACGAACCGCCATGTGAAAAAGGCTCCCAATCCCGTACCTCCCAATAGCAGGGTGGCAATGTTTACGATGTCGCTGAATGTGATGTCCATTTCGGTGTGTTGATTTTGCGTTATGTATCTATTTATATAATACCTACGCAATAGCGTCTCAGGTTTACCTGTGCTTCGCGCTGGCTATTCCTTTAACTTCAGATACCACTTCACGCCATAGATTATTGCCGCGATACCCAGAGCATAAAGTAGAATGTTGGCAATGTGCAGTCGCGCCTGTTGCCACCATGTAAGCCGTGCCGGAACCTCATTGACAACCTCCCGACATACCGAATCCACACGCGACCTATATACAGTGTCCAGTTTTAGCCTGTCCACATACTGCGTCCGCCAGCGCGTCGTTGTCAGCCACACCGTGTCGTTTCGCTGTTTCTCGCTCACATATACGCTGTCGTGCAGATATACACTGTCCCGCCGGACGTGGTTCTGGAATACCGTGTCCGTGCGTACAACCTCAGTCACTATCTCCCTGGTCTTACAACCTGTCAGCAGCACCGCCAGCAGGCAGAAAAACAATGCCTTCCTCATATTGCGTTTATTTCAAGAGCCACCACAGTAGTAATACTATCCCCGTGGCTACGATTATGCCAATCATATCAAACAATATGTCCCACCAGCACCAATGGCCGCGCCTATTGCAACGCAGGCTGCCGTTACAGCCATGTGTTTCAGGCTGTCCTTGTCAACATGTGTACTCATAAGTCTATATCCTCGTTTATGTTGTATATATCACTTATTTCTTTCGCTCCACGTATGTAGCTGTATTTGCCTATTGCCTCAGCAACCTTACGCTGTTCCTGAGTCATTGCCGATACGCTTGCCAGTCTGTGAACATATTCAGTCACACTTTCACCAGCTTTGGGTCGCAGGTCTTCTGCCGGATTGCTCACCGGATCAAAGATTACCTCCTTGCCGCAGGCTCGGGCAAAGAACAGCTCAGCCGTTGCACCAGGCGAATCTTGCCAGTCGCTCAACATATACACAGCATCACACATCAGCAACGCTCTGATGTCGTACTGCAGCATCCACGAATACCAACTAAACGTGGGATGCTCCAACTCTCCCCAGCGAGACATCTGCGCCGATACCGTCTGACACGCCTGTCGCTGAAACTCGTCACTTGCAGGATTTGCGGTTATCCAGCCCTGCTTGCGCAGAGTCACCTCAGCCCTGCGGAACTTCTCAATGGTTCCCCTGCTCAGGACCTTCTCACCCATCTTGCCGGAGATGTAAATTGTTTTGCTCATTTTTTCTATAATACACTAAAAATATGGGTTAAGGTTTACTGACCGGGGCAATAAAACGAATACAATGCCCGTTATAGCAGTAATCTAACCAATAAATAATAAACAATGAAACAGATTATCTTGATTTTGACATCAATTCTGATGCTTAATTCTTGCAACGGAGTTTCCTTTGATGGAGGAGAAACCGCTGGAGACGTGCGCACCAAAAAGTTTACCTTTACTATGAAGGGTGATTTCGACGACCAGTGGAAGCCTGTGACACGCGGCTACCTGGCAGCTGACGGACGCGACCTGACGGATGTATGGGTACTGGACTATAAGGACGGGCAGTTAGTACAGCAGGTGCACCAGTCGGACAATACCGCCGAGGATTTTGGACGGCCTGTTATGCAACTGACAATGGGTAGCCACCACATATATTTTGTGGCAAGTCGCGGAATGTCTCCGATTTTGAATACTGAACAGCACATAATTACTTTCGTCAAACCAAGCGACACATTCTGGAAAGACTATGCGGTAGAAGTGGTTCCCACGTCCAATGGAAACAGGGCTGTAACCCTCGACCGCATAGCTACTAAGTTGCGACTGACAATCACAGATGCCATACCACAAGACGTCGCAACACTGAATATTACACCTACAACCTGGTACTACGGCATTGATTATGTGTCCGGAGAACCATGCTCACCTGCTGCTTCACAGACATATACTATCAATATTCCGGCCGCCAATATTGGGACAACCAACACAGCCGCCACAATATACGGATTGTCAGGAACTGAGGAATGGACTACAGACATCAACATTCAGGGCAAGACTGCCACAGGTGATGTTCGCGGCTCAGCAACAATCACCAATGCTCCATTCAAGCAAAATCGAGTTACGGAATATTCCGGTCCACTGTTTGGCAGTTCGGGTAATATGAGTTTATCACTCAATACCGACTGGCAAGATAGCTATGTATCCGAATGGTAGATAATAAGTGTGAGAGAGGATAAATGTCCTCTCTCACTTTTGTTACACTGCTACTTACAACACAACCAGATTGCCCAGACCATAACGACTTTCGTTGCTTCTTAACTGCTTCTCTTGTCTTTTTTATATTCCATACATTTTAATGTGATTGTAATTTTCGGTCACACGATGGTGGCTATTGTCGATTTTTCCGATGAATGCTTAAGCACACTCATAAGATAAACGTGCGGACAATGAAGTAGGTATCCGTGACCTGCCCCAGCAGCCCGCCGTGCTAATAGTTGGTATCGGTAGAGATGTGTGTGTGGTTTACTAAAAAGAAAACCCACCGAATAAGGTGGGTTTTGCGAGTGGGTTACTCGGTGTCCTTCAGCGTGAACACTTCAGTCACCTTCTTGTCCAGTGCCTTGCCCAGCGAGCTTATCATGGGTTCAGGCAGCGTCCTGAGCGGCGCGAGGTCTGCCAGTTTGGGGTCGATAATGTCAACGGTCATGCCGAGGGCTTCGGCGATGGCCTGGACGGTCTCGAAGGTGACGGCATACTTGCCGCACTCAATCTTAGTGATGTGCGCGCGTTGCAGCCCTGCCCGCTCGCTGAGCTGTTCCTGGGTCAACCCTGCCAGCTTGCGAAGGGCCATGATGCGAAGCCCGATGCGGTCGCGTGTCTGTTTCTTTTGTTCGTCTGTCATAGTTCCTGATAGTGTTATAGTTTGATTGTACCTGTTTCCTCGTCTATGTCGTTCCAAGCTGCCAGCAGGTAGTTGTCGGTGCCCGGCTCGTAGTGGGTGTATTGGCAGTAACTGGTGCCGGGGCGGTCGTCGCCGTCGTCTTCGTCCCATGTATCGATGCACGGCATGAGGTCGCAGATCATGCGGAACACTGGGTTCTCCTTGTAGAGTGCTGTACGGTTGAAGTTGTACTCGCGTGAGCAGATAAGCATTGCATCGTTGCCTACGTGTGCTGTGATGCTGAGTGTGAATTTAGCCATTGTCTCTTTGCAGAATATTAAGCGTTGCCCCCGCTTCTAAGTTGTTTTCTTTATTATTTCTGATGCAAAGATACAACATTATTATGAATTGTGCAAGTATTTACACAATTATTTTTCAAGAAATGTGCTTTTTATTGCTCTTTTTCGTGCTTTTTTGTGCAACGTGCCCCGTTTTGCTATCTCTGAAGTAGCAAAACGCGGGGTTTCTCACCTCTCCTTCGGGGATGGGTCGGGGGTGAGGTTACTTGAATTGCCTTGCTTGCAACTTCCTTTTGATGGCTTCGGCACGGAGGCGTTCCATGCCTTGCTGGAACTTGGCCACGGCCTTGTCTCGATATTCGCTCAACGGGTTGATGGTGGGCATCATGGTGCCGTCTTTGCGGGGGATGGTGAAGGTGTCCTGATAGCCGGGCTGGTTCATTTGTTCGGTCAGGCGGTCGATGAAGGTCTTCTGCTGGGCGAGTTCGTCGAGGTCGAGGGCGAGGGAGTCGGTCCAGAGGTTGTCGGCC